CCCAGTAGGCGCCCAAGTAGCGACCCAAGCGACCCGCCCCCGGCCACCCTCCGGGGGCGCCGTCACGCCCAAGGGGAAGCCACTCAGACAAACCGCCAGTCATACCCCACCATCGAACGTGTCGGCCCGGACCAGGGGGGAGGACTCAGGTGTCCCCGCGCCCGGTACACCCCTCACCGGGCCGGCACACCCACTCGCTCGGGACTGCCCCCTCGCTCAGCAGCCCCGAGCCCGCGGCCTGGCACCGACCTTCCCCCCGGCGGTGCGAGGCCGCCCCCGTGTCCACCCGGGGGAACACACCACCGAAAATCGGCGATCATCCGTACAAGGCGCGGGGCCTGACAACCACACACGAGCGGGAGCCCCACCGCCATGGCCTGGTCCAAACTGAAACTGGACGAAGTTTCCGTCCGCCGCACCAAACTCCTCGAGCTGCGCCGCAAGGGCGTCCGCTACGACGACGAACGCGTCGAAGCCCTCGGCTACAGCAGCCCGGATGCCGCCCGTAAAGACCTCAGCCGCGCCCTCGAAGCCCACCGCCAGGCAGAAGCCGCAGAAGTCGCCACCTACCGGCAAATGGAGAACGAACGCCTAGACGACGAACTGCTCCGCCTCGAAGCCCTTGAAGAGGCCGCCCACGGTGTCCTCAGGAACCGCCACATCATGGTCAACAACGGGCGCGTCATCCTCCACCCGGACACCAACGAACCAATGGAGGACGACGCACCCGTCCTCCAAGCCATCGACCGGCTCGTGAAGATTGAGGAAGCCCGCCGCCGCAACGGCGAGCGCCGCGCGAAACTCAACGGCCTCGAGATGCCCGTGAAGACCGAGGTCACCGGCGCCGACGGAGGCCCGCTCGCCGTGTCCACCGCCGACCCCGACAAGCTGGCCGCGATCATCTCCGCCACCAGCCGCCTCGACAGCACCGCACCCGCCAACAGCGCCACCTCCACCCCCGACGAAGACGACGAGGACGACGAGGGGTGACCACCCGGCTCGAGGAACAGGTAGCCCTCTACCGCACCCTCCCCGCCGAACAACGCCAGCAGATCATCCGCCTGGCCGAGGGGGAGGAACGCGCTGCCCTCGCCTGGGCAGAGCACCAGATGGCCATCGACCGCTCCCCAGGGTCCATGGCCGCCGCCCTCACCGGCGGACGCGAATGGCAGGCCCGGCACCTGGACCTCATCGACAAGGCGTTCGTCCGCATCGCCAACGGCGAGCGCATGCGCGTCCTGCTGAACATGCCTCCTCGCCACGGAAAATCGGCGAGAGCGGCGCGGTGGGCGCCCCTGTGGTACCTGGCCAAGCACCCCGACCACCGCATCATGATCGCCTCCTATGCGGCCAAACTCGCCGAAGGCCACGGCCGGTGGATCCGGGACAACATCCGCGCACACGGCGACCGGATCGGCATCCAACTGCGCTACGGGTCCCAGGCAGCGAACCGCTTCGACCTGGAAGGAACCGACGGTGGACTGGTGACGGCTGGTGTCGGAGGATCTTTGACTGGCATGGGCGCAAATGTCGCAATCGTCGACGACCCGCTGAAAGACGCCAAGGAAGCCGACAGCCCCGTCAAGCTCGCCAACCTCTGGGACTGGTGGCAGCAGGTCATCAACACCCGCATGGAACCCAACGGCTCCATTGTGGTCATCCAGACGCGGTGGAGCCAGAACGACCTCGCCGGCCGCATCCTCCAGAACGGCGCCGACGGCTGGACCGTCCTCAACCTCCCCGCCATCGCCCTCACCGAAGGCGACCCGCTAGGCCGGAAGGTCGGCGAACCGCTGTGGCCCGAACGCTTCCGGCGCAAGCATCTGGACCGCTTCAAGAAGGACGTCGGGGAACGCGGCTGGTGGGCCCTCTACCAGCAGGAACCCAGACCGCTGGAGGGAGGCGTCTGGAAGTGGCCCTGGATCACCGAAAACCGGATCACCGCCCAGGCGTTCCGTGGCGTCGACCTCACCCGCACCCTCGTCGCCATCGACACCGCCGGCGGACGCGAGGACAGCGACGAGGTCGGCCTCATCGGCGGCGGCCGCGACGCAGCAGGGGAGATGTACCTGCTCGCCGACCGCTCGAAGAAGATGGGCGCCGCCGAATGGGGCCGCGAAGCGTGCCTCCTGGCCATCGAACTCCAGGCCGATGCCTGGGTGGTTGAGTCGAACTTCGGGGGTGACATGGCCGCCCAAATCCTCCGCCAGGCCTGGAACGAGCTCCAGCGCGAGGGCGCCACCGGCGGCATGCTGATGCCCCGGATCATCGAAGTAACCGCCAAGGTCGGCAAACGACTCCGCGCAGAGCCCGTCGCCCAGCTCTACGAGAACGGGCATGTCCACCACGTTGGCGAGTTCCCAGGTCTCGAGGTCCAGTACGTGTCCTGGATCCCCGGCATGGACTCACCGGACCGCCTAGACGCCGCCGTGCACTTGCTCACCGAGCTCGCCGACCCCATGCAGGAAGGCCTCGGCACCCAGCACTACAGCGACCAGCGCCTCCGCGGCCGCCGCTGATGCCCAGACCAGTCTGGGCAGGGGAACGGAGGCGGCTTCCTCCCCGTACTCTGATCTCTAGGCGCGGGGCCTACATAGAGGGAGTAGAGGGTGGGCCTACGCGAGGTCGTCATTCACGCCTGGTCGTGGCTGAACTACAAGCCCGTCTACTCCGGCCACGACAACGGGCAGGGCATGCCCAACCGGCGCGCCTTCCCCGAAGCCACCGCCATGTGGGTCCCCGAAGAGGACCAGCGCCGCCTCGCCGCCTACAAGCTGCTGGCCGCCTACGACCAGAACCAGGCCTTCGAACTCGCCGAAGCCGGCGGCGACCAGCACGCCCGCGAGAAGCGCGAGTTCGGCGATCCGTCGATGTTCGTGGAGACGGTCATGTCGCACGTCCTGGGCCGCGAGCAGACCATCACCGTCCAAGGCGCCGACGCGGACGCCGAACAGCCCACGGCTGAGGAGGCGATGGCCGAGCGGATCCAGGAGCAGCTGCGCCAGTGGGCGGAGTCCGAGCAGCTGGCCATGCGCATCCAGCAGTGCGAACGCAAGTCCGTCAGCCTCGGCGACGGCGTGTACCGGCTGGCGTGGGACCCGGGCCGTATGCGGCCCACCCTGCGCGTCCACGACCCCGGCTTCTACTTCCCCGTCCTGCCCGAGGACGGAGACGCCGGTGACTACCCCACCCGTGTCCACTTCGCATGGGACTTGCCGGCCGACGAACGCCGCGGGCTCAAGGCCCGGCTGCGGCGCATCACCTACGAACTGGACTGGATCCGCCCGGCCACCGCCTCCGGCGTCGACGAGACCGGGCGGCGCGCCGTACGCGCCCCGCTGCCCCCCGGCGAACCGGACCCGGACAACCCCGACGCCGAGGTGCCGCCGCCGCTCACCCCCGGCGACCTGTACTACCCGTCCACCGGGGCGATCGCCCGCCAGTACCCGTGGAACGACCAGCCGTCCTACGTCACCTGCTACCTCACCGACGCCACCTGGTTTCTTGAGGACCTCAAGGGCCCCATGGACGTCGACTCCCTGCCCCTGGGATCGGCCACGTTCGCCACCCGCGGCGACGGAGAGGTCCTGGACCACCTCGACCTGCTCATCGACTTCGTTCCGGTCGTCCACCTGCCCAACACCGTCCCCCCGGCCGAAGAACACTGGGGCCAGAGCAGCCTGGCCAAGGTGTTGCAGGTGTTCGACGAGCTCGCGTCCTCCGACACCGACAGCGCGAAGGCGTCCGCGACCACCGGCTCCCCGATGATCGGCCTGTGGGGGAAGGCCGCCGGCTCCGGTACCGACGTCCACGAAGTCACCCCCGGCCTGATGCTGAAGCTCGGCGAGGGCGGCGGCATGGCAGCCCTGGACACCTCCAAGAACCTCGCCGAACTCCGCAGCCACATCCACGACCTTGAGGAACGCGCGGCGAAGATCTCCCGGCTCCCGGCGGTCGCGCTCGGCACCCTCGACCCGTCCGAGGCCCCCTCCGGCTACGCCATGGACGTGTCCCTCGGTCCCCTCGATGCGCTCATCGCGTCCATGCGCCTGGCCCGCGACCACAAGTACGCCCTGCTGCTGAAGATGGTGCAGCGCCTGTACATGGCCGGCCAGCACCCCGACTGGACCGGCATCACCCCGATGCCCGCGAAGCTGGCGTTCGGCTCCTACAAGCCCACCGACCGGCAGGGCGTCCTCGACCTGGTCGCCACCGGCGTGGAGAAGGGCGTCATGTCGCTGGAGACCGGGCTGAAGATGCTCACCGAGGCCGGGTTCCCCATCGAGGACGCCGCCGACGAGGTGGAACGCATCCAGGCCCGCCAGTTCGACAAGGCCCGCATGCTCGCCGACGCCACCGGCGACACCCAGCTCGTGGCCGACTTCCTCGGCCTGAGCA